TTGATTACTAACTGTTTTGTGTCCGGATGGGCATTTAGATTTGTATAAAAATCACTATACAAATCTTCTTTTTTTAGTTTAGTAGTAAACTTATCCGCTAATGTAATAGCCATATATTACCTATTAAGTTATCCTGCAAAAACGTTTCCTGAGCCAGATGCAACAGCTGAGCCGCATGCAACACTATCACCAACTCTACCTAATGCAGCTCCATTAACAAAAACCGACCCACTACCAGCTGCTAAAGCAGAGCTATGACATCCGTTATTCGGGCAGCAATGCGAGCTCCACCCATCTCCTACTCTATGTGCTGGCTTGCCATTGATAAAGACATTTGAACTACCAGCACTAGATGCCCTAGGAGGCCAACATCCGTGACCTGTGCACGTATCTCCTAATCTAGCAGCTGCAGGCATTATACCTTTCCTTGTTCTTTAAGATAGGATAATTGATTCTTACCATTATCCCATGTATTGTAAACTGTTCTTGTATACGTCTTAGTTAATGTATTATTTAGGGAAGTTTTAGCTGTAATAGTGTACGTGACTGTTTTTGAAAGAGTAGGACTATGATATTCATACACCTGCTTACCATCTGGTATTTTATCTATATTACTAACAGATACTGGAGTTTCAGTTAGATTACTTTTACCTTTTGTAATGTAAGTAAATTCTAGATCTTTTATCAAGCTTGTATATTTGCCGGTTATACTACAACTATTAGTGCCATTTGCTAGTGTTATACTTTCATCAGCCGTATCTGCAGTTATTACCATGCTAGTAACTGTTTCTGGAAATACAGGATTAAAAGGTGATATTGAAGCCGAAAATACATCGTTCACCTGAGTAGTAAAAAGGAATGCATCTGAAATAGTTGCAGGTGTTATTACAATCATCAGTTAATGTCTACTCTTGGTGCGCTAAATTTCATATTACCACTTGATGTTACTGTATATGTACCATCTACTTTTATATCTACATTACCTTTAACTATAACCTTTACATTACCACCGACATAAACTGTCTGATCTTTTACCACTATTTCATAGCTGCTATCAGCTACCTTATCCACTTTACGGCCGGTTTTATCTACTTCTGTGTATGTGCCAGATTTATGAAAAACATGAATTCTTTCGGCGCCAGGCGTATCATCAATCTCTATTGCATGCCCGCTTTTTGTAGTATACGTCTTATTGAAGGGGTACTTTGCACCATAAGCAGGCCCTGGTTCTGGCCCTACCTGAGTCTTTTTAATAGAGTTAGTTCCTCTTGCAAGCTTTGACACGTCATGCTTTGTAAGGTCATTATTATTAATCTTAGGTATAGTACCGACTATAACAGGAATATTAGTTTCATTACCGTCCATAAAGAAGCCAAAGACCATAGAGCCAACAACAAGCCCGTTCGGTGATAGTCCTTCTTCAAGATAACTTGCACTCTGTGCCGGTGTCATTACGGTCGCATAAGGTAGATCACTAGTCACAAGTTGACCGTGCAAATTAGGAATACGTACCTTAACCATACCGAGTTGATCTTTATCGGTAACATCTTCCACAAATCCGATAAACCACTTAAAGCCTTCACCACCAACGTCACGAGTTGTCATATATCACTTTCTCCGTATGAAGGCTTCACGCACTCCATTGCTGTCTTATAATGAACTTTGTCTAAAATAACAAATGTATGTCTTACTTTTGTAACAAGATAATTTCCAGATGAAAGACGGCTATCTGATTTCTTATCTGTTGTACCGCTAATCTCTGGAAACTTTAATTTTACAACATTACCTGCAGTGATTGCTGTATCGCCGTATACGAGTACTTGTACGATATTACCAACTAGTTGACCAACAAACGATTGCAAGAATCCTACTTTATTTTCTCTAAATGACTCACCATTTTTAGTAGTCTTAGGTAAGAAGTTTTGTAAAGCAGCATTAACCTGACTGGGCTTAGTTGTTGTCTTAGTTAAGAAGCTATTAGTTTTAATTTGACTACTACTACCGTTATCAACTTGAGTAAATGCAGTTAAGTTGTCCTTTAAATTAAAATTAATAGTCTCAATCTTACCAGTGCGAATATCAATCGATTGAGTCTGATTTGATACCCCACCTGACTGCATTAAGTCAACAGGATTTGCTAATGACACCTGCTTATAAGCAAGCATGTTTCGTACGTAGATGTTTTCAAGCTTGTTGTTAATGTGTGAATCATAGAAGAAGATCTTATCACCGATACTATCTTTCCCCGTCAGTAACATTTTATCTACTGTAGTGAAATTAAATCCATTCCTATTCTCAAAGAAGTTAAAAGCTGACGCAGAATACTTAGTTGATACAGTCCTCTTTCTCACCATATCAATTACTTGTAGTGGCGAAATATTATTAACTAGGAATGTTTCATTGCCTCTTAGCGGAGTATCATCAACAAAAAGCTTTTTCTTAGTTTTAAGCTCATCAGTAAGAATATCCGCAACTATTGAATACGGGCTTTGAGTAAATCTTTTTTGAATTTTCTTTTTACTGTTTTCTATTACTTCTTCACTCATACAGCGTATCAAATACGTCATCATCTTACCATCAGGGTTAGTGACTTTATTAGATACGTTTACAGTCTTAAATCTGAAGAAATAAGCATTCTGAGTTTCAGGATTTTTAACTTCGAGCTCTATAAACTCTTCACCAATAATAGGAAATTTTTCTAAAAGATTAATTGAATCACGAACAAGCACATCACACACCATGAGGGGCAGCATAATGCTTTCGTAAATATCAAACCCCGTGACTTGATTAATCATGGACTGTCTAAGCGAGCCGTCCATACTAACAATATCAAAGAGTGTTATTTTAGCGTCACCAGGACTAAATGCTTTATTATCCATTAGGGATTAAGTAGATTTCTAAGTTGTCTTTCTACAGTAGCAGCATATCTGTTATCTAGAAGTTTAATGCTCTTCTTTGATTCATTTAATTCGTTTTCATAATCAAATGCAGAATATGAAGTATAGTATACTACTTCTGTATCGTCAATATTACTGTTAATAGTTGTAACTGTATTAATAGCTGCGTTACTTGTTGCACCTGATAGGTAGTAGGAAGAATTGTTGCTAAACGTTCCTTCAATATGTCTTACAACTGTAATAGAGCTATTACTAAATGACACTGTACCGTTCGCAACGGAAAGAGAACCATTCATAAGAGTTACTCTTTCATCAATTGTAAACGAATTTCCAGTATTAAATGTTGTCGTAAGACTTAAAACTTTATTCGTTGTTAAGGTTACATCCGATGGAGATCTTTCATAACCAATCGAAATATTATTCTCAGATACTATAGGGGTCCAATACTTCCTTAAGTTAGCTGGAAGAGCATTATAACCACTTAAAGTAAGTGTCTGCTCATCCAGGTACCAGTTATTTCTATACCCTAGTATTTTAGTTTGAGCATTAGTAATAGAACCATACTTTTGAATGATATAGTTATCAAAATCTTCCTGACTCAGATATAAATCATAATATGGATCTATAATTTTATTAGTAAAATAAATTATCCAGTCATTGTACTGATCTTCATAATAATCATAAGCTATCATATCCATACGCTCTTTTTCCTTATTTTCATATGGATAAAAAACGTGTGAGTAGTCAGTAATATTATCAGAAATACGAACTCTGGTAAAAATATTTTTTACTAAGTTGTTTGCGTAGTTTGTAACTGGGAAGTTGCTAAAGTATCTCATTTTTGAGTCTTACCTGCGCTAGAAACACTATCGGTAAATTTGGATTTAAGGTCACCTACAAACTTAGATATATCGCCGGAAAGATTACCATCAGTACCACCATAATCTCTACTAGAAACAATTTCTATTTCTTGAAGGTTTAACTGCATTTCAATATGAGTTGGGTAGCTAGTACCTGCAAAGAAGCTAGGCGAACCTTGCGCAGCATAGTTCACATTCACCGATGAAATCATACATTTTTTATAGAACATTGTTTGATTCTTAAGTTTTGGTTCTAGCGATATCTGCACAATTTTAGGATATCCAAGAACATTAGCTGCACCAAATCTATAATTTGGTAAGGCGGATGCTTTAAAATATTTAATAATCGAAGCTATAGTTGCACTTTCTTTAGCATTTTTTGGTGCAAACTTATAAACAAAGCTATGACTTCTTAAATTAACGCCTTGGAAGAATACGTTTAGGTGAGGGTTAGGTATACCGCCAACTAACTGACCGACAGTGCCAGTAACTTGTGCTCCACCAAAGGTATCAGGAATAACCTCGACAGCAGCTGTATACGCAGCACCCGCACCCGTATTTACAACTGATTGTTCGCCGAGCTTGGCATTAGGCCCCATAGCAGTTATTGCACCTGCCACCTGCTCTACTACTTGACCAACTAGCCCGGGGTTAGATTCGGTATTAAGTTGGACTGCTGTTGCATCGACTAGAGAAGCTGGCATCGGAAGGAAAATATAAAAGTCTGGCTTCCATGTGCTTTCTACATATGGTGATGGTCTAGAATATTCACCAAATCCAAAACTAATGTAATACTTTCTCATATCTAGTGGATATTGTAGTGAATTTTTTTGACTGTTAGTAGACCTTGAGCCTTTTATTTTAGTTTCTGGTGCGTGGCTTGCTGCATGTGTAGAAGCATCTCCTGCTAGACTTGCTCTTGAATTTACTAGCTTGTTTGGTGATATGCGTTCAATACCTTTTTGAGCAAACCCGCTAACTTCACTTCGAAGCTTACCTACTAAATTATCAAGCGAACCACTTACTGAAGATAGTGACGTTGCGCTTAAGCCGCCAAGAGACAACTTGGATGCAATGCTATCTTTGACAGGATTAGCCCCGCCGCTAATACTGCCGTTAACGCTAAGATTAATCTTAGAATTAGGGCTTAAGCTGCTAGGGGATTTAAACTGGTCATAAAAGCCTTCTGGCATATTTACTCGCTAAATAAAAGTAGTTAATTAACTTCTAAGACTATGTCCTATAAAGGTGTTTTCAAGCCTAAAAACCCTGGCAAGTATAAAGGTGATCCTAGTAATATTATTTATCGTAGTCTCTGGGAACTAAAGTTTATGATGTATTTAGATGCGCATAATAGCGTGATATCTTGGGCTAGTGAAGAAATAATAATACCTTACATCTCACCGTTAGATGGTAGACCTCATAGATACTTTCCTGACTTCTATGTAAAGAAGGTAAATAGTGACGGCGCTGTAGAAGTTGCAATTATAGAGATCAAGCCCTACGCGCAGTCTGTAGAGCCTATAGTTGAAGAAAAAAGAACTAGAAGATATGTAAAGAAGGTAGCCACTTATGCTATTAATCAAGCTAAATGGAAAGCAGCAAGAGAATACTGCGAGGATAGAAAATGGAAGTTTATGGTTTTAACAGAAAAAGAGCTAGGGATTAAATAATGCCTGTTGACTTTAAAAAGATTGCTGACAATGCTATCAAGCAGGGTATTACTCCCGATAATAGTATTGCATCGCGTGAATGGTTTAGAGCTGCAGCTGCAAGAACATCAAATATTTCTCCGGAAAATGTTCTTAATAATCCTGAACCGTTCGAGCTAATACAAAGACTATCAATGCAGTCTATAGGTAAACTTTATTTGTTTAGATATGATCCTAAAACTAAAGATAAATTGCCCTACTATGATATTTTTCCTCTTGTATTCCCTGTCGAGTACTACTCAGATAGCTTTTTAGGTATAAACCTGCACTATCTTCCTCTCCCATACAGAGCAAAACTGATGAATGGTCTGTATGAACTAATAAATAACAATAAGATGGATAGTACTACTCAGCTTAAGATGTCTTACAAGATACTTAAGAGTATGTCAAGTCTTAAGTATTTTCAGCCTTGTTTAAAGCGTTATTTAATTAACCATGTAGCATCAAAGTTTTTATACGTTAAGCCGATTTACTGGGATATGGCATTATTTTTACCTTTGGAAAGATTTCAGAAAAAATCAAGCTCTCAAGTTTATTCAGAAAGCATTAAGAAAGTAAGATAATATGTCACTATTAGATACATTCACAACTTCTTTAGCAAACAAGATTGGTCTAAACACCAATAGACTGCCTAATGCAAGTGAAGGCTTTAATGTAAGTAAGTTTAGATCACAAGTTCTAGGCAACGCCGGCTTCCTAAGAAAGAACCTATTCTTAGCGCGTATATATTTTCCAGAAGCATTTTCGACCCGTGTTGAAAGATCTTTTGGCATACGTGCAAGAGAGCTTATGATGTATACGGAGAATTTTATGGCACCGGGTATCGCTTTGGCTACTTCTGACGATATTCGTAGATATGGTACGGGACCTACAGCCAAGTATGCTTATGGAGCTGTATTTACTGATATTTCAGCTAGTTTCTTAGCAGACGGTCGCGGTGAAATTCTTAAACTATTTCAAACTTGGATGAAGTATATCGTTAACTACGATTCATCTAAAAATTCACCTAATGGCTTGAATGGTGCAGAACCATACGAAGTTGGTTACAAAGATGATTATGCTTGTCGTATTGAGGTAGTAGTTTATAATGAAGCAGCGAATAAGATTATTACATACACAATAAACGAAGCTTTCCCAGTCTTCCTAGGTGATATTTCATTATCCTGGGCTGATAATGATAGTATTATGAGAATACCAGTTTCGTTCTCTTATAGAGATTGGCAGACAGATACAATGAGTGCTGCTTCTATCACCGGAAGTGCTTCTCAAAACTTAACGTTACTACAGAAAATTATTAAGGTTGGCACAATAGCACAAACAATAGGCACGCTTAAGAAGCCTCAAAATATTGGAGATGCTATTAATTTAGTGAACAATGCAAATATCATTTCAGGTGGATTGTCCGGTATTATTTAATTAGGAGATATCATGGCTTTACCAAAGATTCAGTCGCCGGTTTTTAATTTAACTATTCCTTCGACTGGTGAAACTAAGAAGTTTAGACCCTTTCTCGTTAAAGAAGAAAAGATACTTCTTCTTGCACAACAAGGTAGCGAATTAGATCAGATCACCGGTCTCAAACAAATTATCAATAATTGCTGTATTGAAGGTATTGATATTGACACACTTACTACCTTCGATCTTGAATATATTTTCTTAAAGTTAAGATCTAAGTCAGTTAACAATATGGTTAAGCTTAAATTTAGAGATTATGAAGATGAAGAGGTTTATGAGTTTGAAGTTAACTTAGATGAAGTTGAAGTTAAGTTTGACCCAGAACACGAGCAGACTATAAGAGTTACAGATGACGTTGGCATTAAGATGAAGTATCCAGATGTACGTATTACATCTCAGCTTACAAATACTGAAAACGTAGAAGATATGTTTGATGCAATTGTAGTTAATTGTATCGATAGTATCTTTGATGCAGAGAAGGTATATCCTGCTTCTGAAACAGAGCCAGGAGAGCTAGAAGAGTTTATTAATAATCTGGATCATAAGACATTTGAGAAGATTCAGAAGTTCTTTGAAACTATGCCAAAGCTTTATCACGAGTTAACTTATGTTAATAAGCTTGGCAATGATAGAAAGATTAAGCTTGAATCGGTGAAGGATTTTTTTACGTTGGGCTGAGTCATACAAGTTTAGGCAACTACTTTACTTTAGTATTTGCGATGGCTCAGCACCACAAATATTCGATAACAGAGATAGAAAATTTAATACCGTTTGAGAGAGATATTTACGTTGAGATGCTTTTAGACTATTTAAAACAAGAAGAAGAGCGCCGTAAGAAAGCTTACGGGGAATAATGAAGGATAAGGGTAATGGCTAACGGCGGTAAAGAAGATAATGTAGTTTTAACTATAGGAACATATCTTGCGCAGCGTATGCTCGAGAAAGCTTCCGAGGCTGCTGCTTCAGACCCCCCCGGACACTCGGGCGTCGCCGCTGTTAATCTTTTAAGAACAGATAGCACCTTAAGAGATAAACTTAAGTTTATTGAGGATGACGATCTTCCCACGGTTGTAATTTTAGAGCATACTAATAAAGTAGTTAAGGTTTTAGTATCTAAAACCGATATAAAAGTAGAAAGAGTAATTAGTAAAACAAAGAGTACTGCTTCTGGCGGCTTACCAGAAGTAGCTGCTAAAGCAGTGTCAGGTAAGAAAAAAACCGAATCAAAGCCTTCTAAAGATACAAATACAAAAGTATCTGAAGCTAAAAAAACTGTAATTGATTTAAGCAAAGATACTAATCAAGCTACAAGCCAGGTAGAAGCTAAAGAACCTAGCCTCCCTACGGTAAGAAATGATAACCCTCTTAGTGAAGAGCAACTCAGTCATTTAAAAGAAAAAGGTTTTGAACCAGCTAAGAATTCTTTGGGCGCTAGCTTTGTAAAGTCAGAAACTGGTAAATACGCTAAAGAAAGTGATATTAATAAAGAATTAGAAGACTTTGACAAGCTCCTAGAATCTCAAAAAAAATCAGAACAACAGGTAGCAGAAAAAGTAGCTGCTCCTGGGGTTTTGGGTGATGAAGCAATAAAGGCATTACATGCTATTGACTCTCATCTAGCAGCTATACTTGAAAAGCTAACCGGAGATAAGCAGAAGCAAGAAGCTGCTCAAGAAGAAGCAGCAGGTGAAGCCGGTGCTAAGCTAGCTGAAGGTTCAGATAGTCAAGCAGGGGAAACTAAAGATAAAGGAAGCCCATTCAAGCTTAAAAACCCTATGCAGGTAATAATAGGGATTGCATTAGCAACTCTTATACCTCTTATCAAAACACTCAAAGACTTTTATGATGACCATCTTAAACCAATAGTTGAAAAGGTATCTGACTTCTTCAAAGAAAATGTTGTTCCTTTTTTCACAGAAAAACTTCCAAAGTTTTTTATGGAGGACATACCTGAATTTTTTACTAATACTCTACCTGAATTTTTTAAAGACGGTATTTCATTATTAAAAGAAAAGATTGAATCCTTACAGAATTTCTTTTCAGGTATGGTTGGTAAGTTAAAAGAAGCTCTAGGCGGTCTGCTTGAATCTATAGGTGATAGTAAAGCTGTTAGATTCTTTTTAGGAGACGATAACTTTTTAAAGAAAAAAGGTGCAGACCTTAAAAAAGAAGGCGGCCAGCAGCAAGCAGATGCAGAAACTCCTAAGCTCGTAATCAGACCTACTGATGGTAAAACACTTGCTAAACCTACCAAAGCTGGTGAACAAGTTGAATATAGAGGTCAGAAATTTACCGTACCAAAGACACAAGCAGAATTAGATAAGATAGTAAGAAAAATAGATGGAGGTGAGACTGTCGACAGCACGGGGGCTGTAGTTCCAAAGACCTCTCAAAATGCAGGAGCTCCGGTACAATCAGAAGCAAAGAAAACAGCAGCTGCTGCAGCAGGAGGAGGTAGCAGCGCTGCCATGTCTGGGTCGGCGGCAGCTAGTTCTAGCAGTTCAAATGCCGGTGCCGCAGTTTCTAGCGGAGGTGCCGGTGGAGACGTTGGGTCATCAGCATCTAGTAGCAGCAGTGGTGGGTCCCCGGTATCAAATGCAGATACAGGGGCTCAGGTAGGTACATCATCGGGTTCTACTGCTTCAATTGGAGCTCAATCTGGAGAAATGCAAACCGGTTCTAGTGAAGTTGGCGAATCGGTATCGAGTGCGTCAATGAAAGCTTCAGAGCCGGAGCCTGTACCAGGCACTCCTGCGTTCGATAGACTACGAAAGAAACTTAGTAGTAGAGCAGCGGAACCCACTCCTACCAATGATAATACATCAATACCATCTGTTTTTCCAAACCTTGGTAATTTAAGTGCATTATTATACTTTAATTCTGATGCCGGGTTTAATCCTATAACAGGCGGCTCACTTGGCTAATACATCTCTTAAAGAAGTAATATCAAAGCTTAAAGATACGCTTGGTGATTCTTCTGCTAAAGGCAAGCCAAATAAAATACAACAGCAATCAGCTACCCCGTCACAAGCTTCTACTACGCAGAACTCAAAAGGCGATGCTGAGTTATTATCGGTTCTTACCGCGATAGATGATAAGATAGTACGGTTAGGAGATATTATTACTTCAGGTGCACCAGCTAGTCCCGGGCAGGGAGGTAAGCCTGTTTCTGGTAATAAAGAAGATGAAAAAAGTAAAAAAGATGTCGATAAGTTACAGGAATTTTTAAAAATACCTACAAAGCTTTTAATAGGATTAGGAGCTATACTATTACCTTTAATTAGTACCATTAAAGAGGTAGTAACAAATGCATTTAATTTTTTAAAAGAAGCCGGTACAAAAATATACGATAATATAAAGACATTTTTTACTGAGACTGTCCCTGACTTTTTTAAGCAAAATTTACCTGAGCTAGTAGTAAATACTGCAACCACTATATTTAATTTTGTTAAGGAAAGTGTTTTTAGTGCGTTTCAAAGTATTATGGAAGTTGGGTCAAGAATAGTTGAGTCTGTAAAAGAAAAAATTACAGATTTATTCTCACAGGTAGATAAGCACAAAGAAGATAAAAATCAAAAGCCTGCTCAAGCGCCTCCACCTGCACCGCCTGCAAAAAAGCAGGGTGAGTGCGCATGTCCAGAACCGGCAGCTCAAACTGCTCAGCCTCAAGCAGCTGCACAACCAGGTGCTGCAACAGCAGCTGAAGGTGGTCAGGGTGAGAAAAAACCAGCAGCCATTCCTGAACCAACAACTAAAATTTCAGGAATGGAAGATGTAAAGGCAATGATTGTAAGGCATGAGGGCAAAAGAAACGAACCTTACAAAGACTCACTTGGGTTATGGACCGTGGGTGTTGGTCATTTAATTGGTGATGGTAAGTCATTACCTGCTGAATACAATAGAAAATTTACTGATGCGGAGGTAATGAATCTATTTGAAGAGGACTTTGCACACCATGTTAAGATAGCCGAGAAAACACCTAGCTATAATAAAGCTAATGAAAAGGGCAAAGCCGCTTTTATTGATCTTGCATTTAATATGGGTCAATGGTGGCCAAAATGGCCGAGTACAAAGAAAAAGCTTGAAGAGGGTGACTTCAAAGGAGCCTCAGAAGGGCTCGCTGATAGTAAATGGTATACGCAAGTAGGTAAGAGAGCAAAAGAAATAGTATCACTTCTTGCACAAGGTGGTCCATCTCAATCTGGAACTAGTAGTAATGTTTCTCCTATGCAAACCGCAAGCACAGGAACGCAGGTTGCTTCTGCAACGCAAGCAGCAGATATAAAACCCCCTAAGAATCAAGGTGCAGCACAATCTGCAGGTAGTGGCAAAGCCCCTGAAGGGAAACCCCAGGCTGGCTCCACTACACACGCTAATGGAGATGCACCTGGGGTTTCAGAAAACCACTACAAGCAGTACTACGGTGTTGCTTAGTCCTCTTCTGCTAGCTTCTTAAAGAAGTCCATAGCATCGTCGTCATCTTCAGCGGTCACCTGTTCTAGGGCAGGAGCTGCCTTTGCCTTGATAGATGGTGCAGGTGTAGCATCATCTTCATCCCAAGGTGCCGAGTTTTCAGCACGCGTCTGAGGCTTAGCAGTACCCGTGAGACCAAGAACCTTGTTGAGCTTTTCCTTAAGTTCTTCGTAGCTCTTAAAATTGCTAGCATCGAGGAACGGCTGCAAAGGATACTCCGAGCGCCAAAGCTTTTCAAGCTCTTCGTCATCATCAAGCAAAGGACCAACGGAATCAAATTCCGACTTATCGTAATTACGATAGCCTTCAACTTGGCGGATCTTAAGCTTGAAGTTAGCACCTTCCCAGAGGTCGAAAGGATTAACTGGCTTCTCATCCTCAAACTGAGGATTCATTGCCTCGTTAAGCTTATCAAAGATCTTCTTACCGTACTTGTAAAGGAATACCTTACCTTCGTTTTCTGGGTGTGCAGGATCCTTAACTACGTAGATGTTTGATACGAATGAAAGACGGCGCTTTTGCTTACGTACAAGATCCTTATTCGCTTCTACGCCGGAATTCCAAAGCTGAGTGTTATACTCAGAGACCGGGTCAGGCTTACCTAGAGTGGTAAGCGACTTTTCGATATACCAACCACCGGGGCCTTGAAAGCCGTGATCCCAAATACGCACGAACGGAACATCTTCGTTAGAGGGGGCTGGAAGGAATCGAATAACTGCGTAACCATTACCAGCCTTATCAACTTCAGGCTTCCAGAGACGATCGTCATCTGAACTACCGGCTTGAACGGTGTTTAGCTTTGTCAGTTCGCTGGTGAGCTTATCAAATTGATTTTGACGCGAACGCTTAAGCTGGGAAAAATCTGTTGCCATGTATTACTCCTTATATGCGATATATTATTTGTATGACGTCTTATCCAAGTACTTCAATAACGATAAGAGTATTTATATTAACTGCTCTCAGAAAATTTATCAAGCACTATTTTCTTTAACCTTTCTCTATCGAACTCAAGAAAAGGTCTATACTTCTTACACTTCAGATACAGCTGCGGCCACACCACATTATCTTCTATTCTACGATTCCACTTACTCATAAATCCTATTAAATCATCAAGGATTATGAAGGTTTCGATATTGATAGTACCTCTTAGGACCTTCTTAAGAAGTTCTGGATGTTGGCCATCTACTACAACAAAATTACTATCAAAGCTGCTATCAAGCTTATCTAAATCATTACTAAAGATATAGGTTATAGATTCCCGATACTTCTGATATTGTCTAAGATTCTTCTCAGACTCACTATTCTGTACCAAATCACCAACCCATTTATCGCTGCTATAGACAAAATTAGATACAAGAAACTCTAAGATGTCTTTTCGCTTTGACAGCTTGTGAAAGAAGTATTTGTCAGGTCTTTTGTCGAAGGTAGTTCTAGATGCTCTAGTTCTTCCTCCGTATTTAAAATAATCGTAGGTTTTATTATTGAAATGGCTTTTAAGAGAGAGGTATAATTTGTATGCATCGAACGCATCCATTTTTAGGCTAATCAATTGGTAACTTTCTTGACCTTGGTAACAAATTTAATTCTTCAGCGTCGTCTTGAATCTTTGCTTTCATCTTAACACTAGACTTGATAATTGATGCTGCAGTTTCTATTTCTATCTGATTTATATCACAGTATAAAACTACTGCATCAATATATGAAACTCTTTTATCCTTCACCAACGCTTCAATTTCAACCATGAATTCAGCGGTGGATTTAAAAACTAGTGGCTGTTCTAACATTTTATCTATAAAAGATGTGATGTCCAATCGTCACAACTTTAGGCCTTTTCCAGTTAGGGTTAATATAGTCAGCATGGAAGAAAAGCGAATCACCAACAGTTTTATAGTCTTTTTCATCAAGAAAAACACGAACTGCTGCTTCTCTCGACTCTTGATATTTATCGAAATTAATGGGTCTATTTCTAAACTCATTATTGCAATACCAACTAAACTGACATACTAGCTTCGACTTAATGTATGACTTCTGACTTACTACATCACAAATATCACTAGGAAAGTTTTCATTCCTAGCACGGTTAATAGTTACTTGTGCTACTGCAAGCTTACCTTCAAATGGCTCAGTACCAGCTTCATAATAAACGTTCTTAGTTAAACATTCAAGCTGTCTTTGCTTGTTTGTTATTTCTTCATAGTTATGAACTTCAAAATCTGTTTGTAATTCTGTCTGTGATGTATAGAATGAGGCTAGGATAATAAAAGGAAAGAAAACAAAGAAAAAGATAGCCTTAAAAAGATACTTGTAATTATTCAAAATTACACCTCTTTATTTAATTATTAATTATACAGGAAAAAGGAAATTAAGTCTAGATTAGCAGGTCTTAAGAGTTGACTCTGCTTGACGATATCCAAAGAATCTAGCTTTCCAATCGTTGCGTGCCATTCCCTCTAGGGGCATCCATTTTTCCTTTTCTTTTAGAAGGACTTTGGCAGCATGGTTCCAGTCTGTTTTGAGAACAAAAGCCTCAAAGGTACTTTTCATATCCAAAAACTCATCAAAGTTATGAGTGTCTTGCTCAATATGAATTATTTCATAGATCTGATCATTATCTCTATCAAGATAATCTAGACTAAAGTCTAGACCCCACTTTCTCTTACAATTAATAAGATAATTAAGCTGAGGTAATCTTTTATTATATTTGTATAGTTGGATAAGTGCATCGTCACGAAAATCGCAACGATGCAGTATCATAGTGTGATCAATAAAAAACGAATCTTCTCTATCTAGATTAAACCAGGGCTCCTGCCAGCAGGTGTGATAGAGAACATTTTCACCGATCTGATTTTGGTACCCTGAAGCTTGGTAATAGTGTTGTTCTAAGGGGGTTAATTCAAACCCATCTTTATCAAAATACTTAACACTTTCCTTGCTTAGCCAACGCGAATTAATCGTTTGCGTGCAGCTTGGCTCTTTGCAGGGTACAATATCTAATACAGTAAACAATTAGACTAAAAATCCTGGCTTGTAGACTGTCTTACTATTTTCTGTGACTGCAGTAAGACATTGTTTACGCTGTGGACCATTTCTCTTAAGACTGACATGAACCCAGCCTGAGTCTGGAATGCCAGGCTTATAAAATTCAAGAATTAATTGATCGAACTCGAAGTGTTCTTGAATGTAGTGGGCAAGGTCAGCATTAGCCATACCTGGGCATTCAATATCCGCGGCTTCACCGAAGCAATGCTGACTAGTAGCAGCACCACCAACTGCCTTATTAACCTCTGGACCTCTGTAGCCGGAATTAATAGTGATAGGCTTACCTAGCTGCTCTCTAAGAGGTTGAATAATCTTAGTAATTAAGTTCTTAAGGTTCTCTAGATGTTCGCCTTGTGGTGTATTATCAATACCTAGTCTAGCTCCAGCTTGGCTCTTGGTAAACTCTGTGAGGGTAAAATTGTTAGAAAGTTGAACAGTCATTGCTTTAACATCCCTAAAATTTTATCCTTGATAGCTACTGCCCAGCTCGGTTGAGGAAAATGCCAACCGATAAAAGAACCGACTACAATCCAAAAAAGTGAATCCATAATTTATACTCCTTAATTAACCAGCGAGTCGACCTGCGACTCTTCCAAGTACACCAACTGCCTTTTTAACACCTGACTTAACAGCAGTTTTAGCATTACTAACTTTAGTATCAATCTTACTAGCTAGATCTTGTCTCTTCTTTTGCTTTGCAGCTAGGGCATCTGCGCTCGATTGTGCTGTGTTACGTGCTTGAGTGCCTTTTGCATATGCAGTCTTTGCCTTTTGCTGAACCTTCTCGGCACGAGCACGTGCAAAAGAAGCTTTGAATTGTCCTGATAAAGAATTATTATTCTTCTTCTCTGCAGACTTTGCCTTCATAACCATACCACCGGCGCGAGCTGCAGTCTTAGTTGCTACGTTAGTCTTCTTCTCTGCATTACGAGCAGCCATATTAGACTTTACTTGTGCAACCTTCTGACCAATACCGTATACAGCCGTAGCAATAGCTGAACCAATGGATTCGTCTAGTAGAGCATACATGAGAATATCAACAACATCTTCATTAACATCAATACCTCTCATAACAGCGTATGACTGTTCTTCAATGCTGAGGTAGTGGTAATTTTCTACAAAAAACTCTTCAAGTGCTTCGTAGATAGAAAGAGCTTCTTCTAGATACTCTTCTGATTCATTAATAGTATATTCCTCCGAAATCTCACTTGCGAGTTCAAAGAATAAGTCTTGTTTCAGGCTTGTAGTATTCATGTGAAGCACCTTAAGGTTGATAATATACTATTTATATAATAAGAGATAGTTGATTCTGTTGCCAAGTTCAACTATCAAAACTCCGTACCTTACTGTTTAAGCAGCAAGAGCCAAGTTGTAATCGCTATCGTTTGCGTTTACTAGTTTTGCTTCATTTACGTCGATCGCCTGACGTGCTGTCCATATCTGTACTCATTGCCCTGTCGAAACCTTGACACCCCCATCATAAGCGTACTACTTATTGGACTCTGATTACGCCCTAGGGCACTCATACCAGGCAGTACGCTTATGGTGGAGGTGGCGAGAATTGAACTCGCGTCCAGAACACCTTTCCTTCTACTTCATACAGCAATTCTCAAATACTTAGGCTACTCTCTTTATTCCTGGTGAATCGTCAATTGCATCTTCATACTTCATCTTAGCAATGATATAGTCCTTAACCAAGGATGATCTAACAATATCATCGGCAGTAAACTCAATCCTTGTAAATGCGGACATATGATGTGCTACGTCAAAGAACTTAATGATACCGGACACGTCATTCTTACGTTTGTTAAGATCTGTTTGTCTATAATCACCGCACCAAATAATTTTAGATCTATAACCAACACGTGTCATAACTGTATCAATTTCTTCGAACGTCATATTCTGCATTTCATCTACAATAATGATAGCATCATCAAATGACATACCTCTAATAAACGATGTAGAGATAAACTCAATATGGTTCTGTTCTTCTAGTCTGTCCCACGCATCTCTTCTACCAAATAACGTTTCGCAGAT